CGCACGACGCCCACGAGCGCGACACCACGCTGCACTCGATGCTGGCGGCGATGAAATACCCCGACTACCCGGTAGCGCTGGGCGTAATCCGCTCGGTCGAGGACGACTCGGTCTACGACCGCGCCGTGGAGAAGCAGGTCGAGGAGGTCAAAGCCACGAGCAAAATTCACTGCGTGGACGACCTGCTCCGCTCGGGAGCCACCTGGGAGGTGGAATAGCCCCGCAGCCGGGAAGCCGGCATCCGGACAACGAAACGGCGGACCCCGGGAAAGGGTCCGCCGTTCGTTTCGACAGGAGGGAGGGGGTTCGGCAGGAGAGAGGGGTTGCGGCAGGAGAGAGGGGTTGCGGCAGGTGGAGGAAACCCTCCCCGCAACCGGGAATCAATAGACATTGGCCGATTTGCGGACGATATTCTCCAGCAGGCGCTGCATATTGGCGATCACCGGACTGCCAGCCATGCCGTATGTCGCACCCAGCCGCTTCATCTGCGGCCGTTGTCGAGCGTCGTGGCGGCATAGATCATCGCCCGGTTCCCGGGTTTGGCAATCAGCACCCCTCCAGCCAGCCCGATGTCCCAATGGCTGATGTTCTCGGCCGAGGCCCAGATGTCGGAGAAACCCTTCAGCGACGGGCTTCCGGAAGCGTTCCGAAGAGCTTCGGGATGTTTTTTCGAAAAAAGTTCAATTCCGGAGCCGATTTTTCGGGCCGAAAATTGTGGAAATAAAAAAATCCGATTANNAGTTCGAATCTCGTATTCTCCACAATTAAAAATCAAGGGGTTGCAATAGTTTGCAACTCCTAATTTTTTGCCGTTGCTCACACAATTTGCGCCTATCTGTAAAAATAGACACAAAAAAACCCGCCGCTAGCCAAGACTGACGACGAGATAATGATTCTACAAACTGTTCCCTCGACTTTCTTTCCGCATCGCACTTTCCGCTAACAATTTTCCCGCATTCGCCCGCGACACATCATGCTCGATCTGCTGGTCCACCCATTCCTGCAAATCAGACTTCAAAAAAGATAGTTTGCCGTTGATCTTGGTAGACGGTATTTCTCCAGCGGCGGACAATTTGTAAAGTTTGCTTATCGTCGTTTTATATCCACGCCCATCAAGAAATGCGAGAGCCTGGTCCTTTGTCAAGTGCTCGTTCGTGTGATAAGTTTGGGCGGCTATCAAGCGTTTGAAACAATCCTCCGTAGCCTCGAATACCCACTTGCGAATTTCATTCTTTGTAATTGCTCCCATACCTATATTAGAATAAAGGCAGTTCTTGCTGCCATCCGTCAATATGTTCCCGTAAAATCTTTTTGAAGGTTCGCCATAAATGCGGCAATGACCTATGTTTTTTGAAGTGATATTTGAAGTTGTGGTCGTATTTGGCCCCGAGTTTCCGATCCGTGTCCACAATAAGCTGCATCAACCGCTCCCTCGAATAGCTTATATGGACCTCGGAATCGTCCCGCTGGCCGCCCCTGCGTTTTTCTTTCTGCTCACCCATTGTTTTCCCGAATTAATCATTACCTTTACGTTGTCGGCGTTAGGGGTGATCTTTCGGGATTGCCTCTTTTTTATTTCCGCAAAATCAGTTCTTCATTTTCCGGCAATTCATATCTTTTGCCATTCAAAATTTCGGTACATCTTTGGTTTCCCGCCTCAACGTCCGTATCGCCCGGTCTATGGCATCTCCGATAATCGTGGGGTTCGGCTGTTTTCCCCGGCCGCCCCGCCGCCATTTCTGAAAATGATGCAGGATGCGGACAGCCTGAACCTCGTCCGGCTTGTCGTCCTGAAAACTGCACATTTCCCCGCAATGCTGTATATTCCGGGTAATGATACATTGCCCGTAGCCGTCTATGCCTTCATTCTTCAGAAAAGCACACTCGCCGCACTTACAGTACTTTTTCATCTTTCTCTAATTCCGCAATCAGGGCGTCGGCCATGCTGCATGAAGCTTTAGCTACTATGATCTCTGATCCAATAATGTTAAGGCCATTGTGAGACGCTAATCCTCCAGCTATATGCCCGGCATACACCCGCCGCCAGTACTCGCGGTCAGTATTTAAGTTTTGCTTAATAGCTGGATCGATCATTTCGCGCTTATCCTCGATATGATTTCCATACTCCTCACGTTCCAGCTTCTCCAGATAGTCGTCGTCGCGCATCATAAGGTCGGAAGCGTCTTTGAAATCTTCAATGATTTTACCTCGTTCTGTATGTGAGGCGCTTTGCTCCCAATCGCCCATATCAATTAAGGCCAATATGGGCTTCCTACCGCACCCTTTGCAGTCAAATGCGATAATTCGCGCATTCCTCCCATCCCTCGTACACACCGCCGCACCTCGCTTGGCGGCCTCCAAATCGAAATTCTTCATGGTTTATTCAGTTTTAAGTTTCTCATAGCGATTTCCACATCCACACAGAAGCCGGTTCATCATAATCGGCATAATCTTCATACCCCCGGCGTTTATACCAATCGTGCATCCATGCTGACCTATCGGTCCATAAAACGCATGAATCATAGCCTAACGCGCGAGCAATATTCTCCAGCGTGGTCAATAGTTCATTTCCATAGCCTTTTCGTCGCTTACGACGGTCTACCTTTACGTTCTTGAACACGGCGACGGATTGTCCTCTATGGCTGTATATGTCCGCTTTGCTGCATCCGTGTAGGGTTACGTGCAATTTCAAGTCAAGCATGTTCTCATTCTTTTACAAATTTCACATCTTCGTCCGCCCCGATGATTCCCTGGCGGCGCAGGCGTTTGATGAAGTTCTTCATGTTCAACGCCTGTTCGTAGTAGCAGTCCTTTTCGACCTTCACGTCCGATTTGACATGGCGGATAACCGTATCCGTATCAGGATCGTATTGGCGTGTTATCTCGGTTCGCACTTCGGCTTTCGAAGCCTCCCGCGTAGTCGCATTGAACTTGTAGAGGGTGTGTCCGGGGACCTTCGTCAAACGACCGATCAGTTTGTATTCGTTCTGTTTCTTCTCGACGGCTTCGATCTGCGCCTTGCAAATCTTCTCGTTCGTGAGGCCGCCATGTGGGGTTAGAATATCCATAGCCCTATTCGTGAATCTCGCGCCAGCCGATGACTTGCTCATCCGATATTTCCCATTCTTCGGAATCGGCGTACCACCACCCCTCGTCACCCCGGTCTGCTAACGCATAACCTCTTCCGAAGTTGAGTTTTACTAACACAACCTTTTCAATAGGCGGCAACTCCTCTTTCGGGTCATGCCAACGGATCAGCTCTTCACGCTCATCTTCAGCCCCCTGACAATACGCCGCAAAGGCCGCATCGGCTCGTTCTCCTTTCAAGTCATGCGCATCTCGTCGGTATTGATGCGCGTATTCTCGTGCTCTTTCCTCAATCGTTTCCATGTTTCAAGTTCTTTAAAGTGTTTAAAGATATTTACAGTTTTTTCGAGATTTTGCGAGAATCTCGCTATTTCAAAAACTCCGCTTCTTATCGCCGAAACACCTTCGAATAACGTTATCTCTGTCATCATCGGACAACATCCTCCATTTATACCTGTCGTAAATGATATTCCCGACATATTCTCCCGTATTCTTATAAACAGACACAACTACATCGTCGCTGCCAGCTAAAGGCTCTGTAATAAAGTAAGCCATATCGTATTATTTTTCACTCTTTTTGAAATATTCGATAATCTCTGCGACCGTGGCCTTGCGGCAAGTAAGAGAATAAGCAAGGTTTGTATTTCGATTTTTGTGCACACAATACGAACTCCCGGCTAACTCGGTAACAAAATACTGCTCGTTGTAATTCTCATCGTTCATCGCCGCCAGCGCCTTGAACAGCTCGATGTTTTCGCCACAGTCAATAAATGCTGGTGATTTGGGTGTCTTAGCCCAAATACCAACATAACCATCCAAATCAGGATCGTAAGGTTCCGTAACTATTACCCAGTCTTTATGATCATCGCTTGATGTGACGGCAGGAGATACATACCGGCCTATACTCGACAGCCACACAGCCAGTTCTTTCCGCTTCTCCGCATCCTCGACGCGGACAAAGCACGGGGTGGTGAATTTCATCCTATTCTTGTCGTTTTAGATTGTTTGTCCTGTTGATCTCCGCGGCAATAGCCTCGACGGTCTTGCCCCGGCCTCGGCCATTGCAACGCACTCGCTCTATCTTCTGAAACCGACGAATAACTCCAGTAGGTTGAAGGTATTCGTCAAGACCCGAATAGGCGACAACCTCATTGAGCCATTCCTTTACGTCGAACCCATCCGGCGGTCCTTGCCAAATACCATCAATCAAAAAGTTTTTCATTTCTCGTTCAGTTTTTGGATAAATTCATCCATATAGAAGCAGTCATGTTCACCGCATTTAGTTGCCGTATTTGCACATTCGTCATTGCGGAAGTTGCGGAAGAAACAGCGTTTTTTGTGCTCTTCTATCGCTTTCGCCCGTATCTGTTCATAAGCCTCCTCCTCGGCGAGTTCGATAGCGGTAGGCACATCCCATCTTGACACGACCAACTCGCGCCCTCCGAATCTTTCAGCATACTCTTGTGCCGTACACGTGGCATGTGTAATGTATTCCTTTGCATTTTCGCTTTTCATGGCTCAATCGTTTTCATCGTTATCGTCATCGGGATAGCTCACATCCTCATAGTTCACGCAGAAGTCGAAGCCCGGATCTTCGTCGAATACTCCTTTGGCTCGGCATTCTTCGTACTTTCGGCAGTTGGCGCAATAACATTCGTTTATTTGCCTGTTGATTTTCATTTTCTCTTTCCTTTTAGCTCCGCAACGCGACGGAGGATGTAATTTCTCATCGCTTCATTAGCAAATTTTAATGCTACGAAATAGCCCTTACACTCGGCAAGCATTAAAACCGGGAACTCTTTGCGGGCCTCCCGCCGCAGTCGTTTCAGTAGGCGTGTTTTCATCGTTTAATCAACTTTGCATGTAAATCATTAATCTCATACTCCCGGTAGCATTTATCGCAGATGATTGGCCCATCCTCATAAACAGGGTATTCCAATTCTTCCCAATCGTCAGTATAATTAATGCCCCTCGCCTGAATCGCATTTCCGCAAATGCACCTGAACTCACAGACGACCTTGTATTCAATGTCTTCCGTATAAATCTCCACATCCAGCTTGCCAGCCTTGGCGGCCTTCTCTGCTTTTTCGGCCTCTTGCTCAAATTTCCGCAAGAGGGCTATTTGTTCCGAATTGCCTATTTCAGGCTTCTCCTCAACATCCCCGCGCATAAATTTGCCATTAACGAGGCGCAACGGCATTTTTACTTCATGTCTCATAACTCCAACCCATAACCGTTAGCCATAAGCCATATAATAGCATGGACCATATTATCCAAAACAGAATCCTCCCCACGCCAGTACGCCAAGTTACCGCTATGACCATCGTAACCAATGACCGGCTTCTCATCATTCGCATATCGAATGATAAGACGGCACCATCCCTTTTCGTCACTCCATACGAATTTCGGCATTATCTCCAGCAGATCCACGACCGTAAAGGCGGGAGTGCTAACCCCACTATCAATACATTCTTTAGAGGCTCTATAATGCGGTAAAACCGATAGATGCCATTCATTACTACACGACGTCCACACCATGCTCGCCTTCTCTGCCGGAACACCCAGTTCCAGTAAGCGGCGCGACTGTTCAATGCTTGTTACCTGATCTTTCATCTCTTGTAATTTTTAAATTCAACACTCTTAAAAATAGCCCTGTGATTGCACCAACGAGCCAATCGTTTCTGCTCATTCGTCGGTTTGATGTTGTTATCGAAATCCCGGTAAGGTTGCGCAAATGGGAGTACGCCCAATTTGCGCAGGGCGTTGATTCGTCCTAATGATTCCTCGACATCTTGTATCAGGCAGTAGACGAAAATGCGATATGGCTTGATTCCTCGGCGCCCCAACTCTTTGACACACTTTGTAACCGCCTCCAGTTGGGACATCCGGTCGCAGGCGAATCGTATTTGGCTTATCCATTTCACCCGAGCGAGCAGGTCGAGGATGTAGGGATTATCGCACGCCC